CTTAAGTATGTAGTTAGGTACAATTCATAATGATAAAAGATATCCTGCTTTCAACATTTACTGGTGCAATTCTAGGAGGTATCTTTGCAGCTTTCAAGCTACCAGTTCCAGCCCCACCGTATTTCCCTGCAGTAATGGGAATTGTTGGTATTTGGCTAGGCGCAGCATTGGTATTTAGGTTCACTAATGGCTAGAGATATTGTAAAAAACCTTAAGTTTAAAAAACATACTGGCAACTTCTTTGATCCAGAAAAATTTGCACAGCTGCTTGATGAATCTTACAGAAATACAAAGCGTCCTGACGGTGATACTACAAAAAAATCATTCAGCCCAAGCTCATTAGGGTATGGCCATGGCACATGCCCAAGATATTGGTACATGGCATTTACTGGTGCAGTTTTTATTGATGACAATGATGCTGTTGCAGTAGCAAATATGGCTCAAGGAACTCAGGCACATGAAAGACTTCAAAATCTTATAAAGACAATGCCAGAATGGAGAGCAGAAGAAGAGGAGATTATAAATGAGTATCCTCCTATTCGTGGCTTCATAGATTTGATTATGGAGTATGATGGTGAAACTGTAATTGGTGAAATTAAAACCGCCAAGCAAGAAGTATGGGATACAAGGCAGGCAGAGATGAAGTCATCCCCCAACCATATGCTGCAGCTGCTTACATATATGAAGCTCAAGAATGCTAAAGAGGGATTCTTTTTGTATGAAAATAAAAATACACAAGAGGTATTAATTATTCCTATATCAATGAACGATAAGAATAAGGCAATTATTGAAGATGCTTTTCAATGGATGAGAGACGTATGGGATAACTTCAAAGAAGGAGATCTGCCAAAGCGTCCAGAAAATGCAACAAAATACAAACTACCTTGCACCTATTGTCCAGTAAAAAAAGAGTGTTGGGCAAAGGGTTCTAATCCTGGAACAGTTGAGATTGATCTGATGAAGGTTTCTAAATAATGATATGCCTAAATGTAGAGTGTGGCATAGATTTTGAGTCTAAAACACATAATCAAAAGTACTGTTCTGACGAGTGTTGCAGAGTGGCAACCAATAAAAGAATAATGGAAAAGTATTACGAAAAAAAAGCTATTAAAAATGGCGCACCAAGAAAATGCAAAGGATGCCCAGGACTATTAAGTAGATATAATACAGATCTATATTGCGCTAAATGCATGAAGTCTAATGCGTCAAAAAATAAAAAAGACTTGATGGGTATACTAGATGACATTGGCTAGTCTTATAAAAACAAAAGCAAGCAGAGTGCTAGGTATAGATGCATCTACAAACTCCGTGGCATTTTGTCTAATGGAAAACGATGTGCCATTAAAGTGGGGTAAATTTAATATTGTAGGAAACAATATTTATGAAAAAATATATGACGCTAAAGTAAAAACATCAGCAATGCTAGATGAACTTAAAGCTGACTATATAGTTGTAGAAGGAGCAGTTCTAGTAAGATCAGCAGATGCTGTAATTAAACTATCATATGTTTATGGAGTTGTTATTGCTGAATTAATGTCCACTGGAGCTGAGGTTATAACCATATCTCCAACTGCATGGCAGGCGTACATTGGGAACAAGAACCCAACCAAAGAAGAAAAGGCGGGTATTAGAATAAAGAACCCAGGATATGCAGACTCATGGTATAAGAATCAGCTAAGAAATATGAGAAAGCAAAGAACAGCAGACTACTTTAATAAAAAATATTCAATATCCTTGGAAGACTTTGACGTTGCGGATGCATTTGGTATTGCACATTATTCAAATCAGGTGCTGACAAAAAGATGAAGTTATATCAAAATAAAGACTGGCTTTATAATAGATATATTATTCAGAAAAAAACAATAGTAGAGATAGCCAACGAATGCTCTGTCTCTCATATGACCATTCAAAGATATATTGATAAGTTTGGTTTAAAGATCAAGCGTTAATTGACTTTTTAGTTGACTAGAAGTATAATAATTTAATGAGCGAAATAGAGCCTTCAGTACACTTCGACAAAATGAATAGAGTTGTTTCTGAATTACTTAAAGGTAATTCGGCCACCCAGATTGCCACAGTCACAGGATTTACTAGAAAAGAAGTCCTTGAATATATTGACGAATGGAAATCTGTCGTACATAACGATACAAATGTTAGAGACCGTGCCAGAGAAGCTTTGATGGGTGCAGATCAGCACTACGATATATTAATAAAAGAGGCCTGGAAAACTGTAGAGGATGCGGATACACAGGGGCAGCTTAACGTAAAATCTGGAACACTTAAACTAATTGCAGATATAGAGTCTAAAAGAATTGCAATGCTTCAGGCGGTAGGAGTCCTTGAAAACAATGAGATTGCATCCCAGATACTAGAGAATGAAAGAAAGCAAGAGATGCTTGTTGGAATATTAAAAGAAGTAACTTCAACCTGCAATCACTGCAAGGTGGAAGTTGCAAAAAGGCTTTCTCAAATTACTGGTCTAGTTGAGCCAATAATAATTTCTCAGGAGGCATCGAATGCTTAACCTCGAAAAAGCAATTACTGTAGGTCAAGATGTATACGCTTATCCTAATTTTATAACTCCAGAAGAATGTAAAGCAATAGTCGACCTTATTGAATTAATACCTGAAAGTGAATGGAAAAAAATCCTTAATGAAGGAGGATTTGGATACGAGATATCTTTTAACGATATACCGCAGATAGAAGAAATCAATAATCGTCTTAGGTCGATCTTAGACCCAGACGTTTATTTGAATAGCTCAGTTTACCCAACTAGGATGCAGCGTGGTTTAACTGGCACACACCATTCAGATGACTTTGATTTTTTAAGCGTGATAGAGGCTAGCAAAAATTTAAAAGATGGAGAAGACTTTAGGCTTGTAGAAAATAATATTGCTGGATTAATTATGTACTTCAATGATTTTGAAGGCGGAGAGCTTTATTACTCTAATCAAGGTATAACATACGCTCCAAAGGCTGGCGACCTACTTATACATAGCTCTAGTGTGCATTGTAAGCATCAGGTGCAAGAAGTGAAGAGTGATGTTAGATACTCACACTCAGGAAACCTATTTAAGTTCATCAAAGTCCCAAAGGACTTCAAGCATGGCGTTTGATTTTTCTGAATTTATAGAGATACTAGATGGGGATGAATTTGAAGAAAAGCCAGTAGACCTGCAAACTTTTGTAACTAGCCCAGACTATCTTGGGCTTCCCCCACTTTCAGAAAATCAGTATACCCTAATTGCAAGAAGCTCTCAGATATACAAAGAGTCTACATTAATAAAGCTATATGGCGAAGATCTTGGCAAAAAAATGTTTAAACAGACTTGCGTTGAAGTTATAGCTCAATTAGGAAAAGGGTCTGGAAAAGATTATTCTTCAACGATTGCTGTAGCCTACATAGTTTACTTGTTGCTATGCCTTAAAGATCCCGCAGCATATTACGGAAAGCCCCCAAGAGATGCTATTGATATTTTGAACATTGCTATAAATGCTCAGCAGGCAAATAACGTTTTCTTTAAAGGCTTTAAGATGAGAATTGAAGTCTCACCTTGGTTTGCTGGTAAGTATACAGATAAGGCATCAGAAATTAAATTTGATAAATCTATTACAGTACACTCTGGACACTCAGAAAGAGAAGCCTGGGAAGGTTATAACGTTTTAGTAGTTATCCTTGATGAAATTTCTGGATTTGCAACAGAAAATACAAGTGGACATGACCAAGCTAAAACGGCTGACGCCATATATGACATGTACCGTGCATCAGTAGACTCTCGTTTTCCAGACTTTGGAAAGGTTATACTACTTTCATTCCCACGCTTTAAGAATGATCCGATACAAAAATTTTATCAGTCTGTAATAGCAGAAAAAGAAACAATTATTAGAACAGAAATATTAAAGTTAGACCAAGATTTACCAGATGGTACTGCAGGCAATGAGTTTGAAGTTGCATGGGAAGAAGACCATATTATTTCTTATGTGTACCCAAGAGTGTTTGCTTTAAAAAGACCGACATGGGAAGTAAACCCTACAAAAAAGATAACAGATTTTACAGTAGCTTTTCACAAAAATCCAACAGATGCTCTCGGCAGATTTGCCTGTATGCCATCAGACGCAGTTGATGCTTTCTTTAAGTCTAGAGAAAAAATTGAAAAAGCTTTTAGCAAAGCACATTTAGCCGTGGATAATTTTGGAAGACTAGAAGAGTGGTTTAAGCCAGAGTTAGACAAAGATTATTTTATACACGTAGACTTAGCGCAGAAGCATGACCACTGTGCTGTAGCCATGGGGCATGTAAACAGGTGGGTTGATGTAAAAGTCACAGACACATACTCACAACCTGCACCAATTGTAGAAATAGATGCAGTAAGATTTTGGACTCCAACCCCAGATAAATCAGTGGACTTTACAGAGGTCAAGGACTACATTTTGTCTTTAAGGACAAGGGGATTTAATATTAAGATGTGTACATTTGACAGGTGGAACTCTCATGATATGATGCAGCAACTCAAACAATACGGTATAAATACAGAAATTCTATCTGTTGCTAAAAAGCACTATGACGATATGGCTATGGTAGTATTAGAAGAAAGATTGTCTGGCCCGCATATCCCTTTGCTTATAGATGAATTGCTTCAGCTAAGAATAATGAGAGATAAGGTAGACCACCCACGTAAGGGGTCAAAAGACCTTGCAGATGCCGTATGTGGTGCAGTGTATAATTCAATAAGCAGAAGCAGAATGAGAAGAGATGAAGAGATTAAGATTCATGACTACGAGTCTATGAGCTATGACAATGATTTTGGAAATAGTGATGGCGAAATAGAGTATGTTCAAAACATGATCAGGGCCCCAAGGATGCCAGAAACTTTAGCAAGATCAATAGAAAATATGGAGATAATATGAGCGAGTATCAAGAAAGAGCAAAAGAGTGTAAGTGCTGCACAAAGCATGTTCCGCTTCCAGCCACATTGAAAAGATACAATGGGTTAACATTGTGTCCAACGACATACTATAATGTTGTTGAATATAAAAGGATATGGGATTCTTATGGCTCAAGACCGATGGGAGCTATAAGAAAACATTTTTCTGAATATGTACAGCAGATAGTTGAGGCAGAAATCAATGACAAAGAATAAACTAGATTTTTTTGAAAATCCTGACAATTGGCTTGAAGCACATCCTGGACTTAATTCTTCTTCAAACCTAGGGTTTATGAATTCTAGAATACGTTGGTTCCCAGATGAAGATAGAGACCCCTATAAAGTAAATAAATATGCCTATAGATCAAAAGAGTTTGAAAAGAATGCTGATTTGCTTTACGCTGGCTGCTCAATAACTTATGGAGAAGGGGTAGTTGAACCAGCAATCTGGGGAAATATTATGGCATCAAAATTAAATCTTAAAGCTTTTAATTTAGGAATGCCTGGGGGATCAGTTCATTTTATAGTAAATAATTTATTTAATTATTTCCAAGAATTTGGAAATCCCAAAAATTTGTTTTGTATATTTCCAGATTTTTTAAGAATGGAAATGTATTCTGATTATAGTCACATGCGCTCTGATTTAGATATTACAAGAGACAAAGAACTATCTGGGTATCAAAACTATCACCTATTATTATTTCCAAATAATCCGTACGCAAAAATATCAAAGCAGCCACATGTTGCGAGTGAGGTTATACCTAAAGAGCTTGCTCTCTCACTGTCTATACAGCACATAAAATATCTAGAAATGTATTGCGCTGAAGCAGGAATTAATTTTTTGTGGGGAACATGGCATGAAGATCAAGAGAATTATATTATAAAAAATAATTTATTCTCTAAAAATTTTGTAGACTTAAAAAATAATCTATGGCATAAAGAAAGCAAGGATTCTAAAAAATCTTTAGTTCATAAAAGTGTTGAGGATAGGTATGCCTGCCGTAAAGATCCACAGGAATGTAAAAACTTAGAAACATGCCACGAAACTGAAAAAAGTATATATGGCAAAAACTTTGATTTAGCTTTTGATACAGACCTTGAAGATTTTGACTCAATGCCTGGACATGTTGGGGCACACACACATATTCATTGGGCAGAAGAATTTATTAAAAAAATTGGTACACTTAAACAAGAAAAGGATGTGGTTTAAAGGTAAACTATGAATAAAATATTAGTTGTTAGGTATTACCTATACAAGATTTTCCGTAAAAGAAAAAAGAAGGATCCGAATGAGAATAGGTATATATACTAATGTCACTTATACTAGGAATTAATGAAACATCTCATGACGCATCAGTATCTTTAATTAAAGATGGCGAGATATTATTTGCTGGTCATGCAGAAAGATATAGCAAAAAGAAAAACGACTGGTATGTCAATGATTCCTTGATTCAGGACGCTTTGTCATACGGGGTACCTGATCATATAGCCTACTACGAGAAACCGCTTCTAAAGGCCTCTAGGCTATTTATAAGGGGTGGTGCTGGAGACTGGAAGCCAAAGTTTAATATACCAGGAGTCCCTAGAAAATCTTTTGGACACCATTACTCCCATGCATGTGCAGGCTATTATACTAGTTCTTTTAATGATGCCGCTATCGTAGTTCTTGACGCAATAGGCGAATACAACACTTCAACTATTTGGGTGGGAGAAGGAGAAAAAATTAGCCTTAAGTATAAACAAAATTATCCAGTAAGCTTTGGGCTATTCTATTCGGCATTTACAAAATTAATAGGTCTTATGCCAAACCAGGAAGAATATATCATGATGGGAATGGCTGCTTATGGTGACTGGAAGCGTTATTATAAAGAGGTTGACGAATACTTTCCTTCATACGATAAACAAAAATATAACTTTCATCAGGGAATTAATGACTGGGGAATAATAATTACAGAGCAAGATAGATTCGATATTGCAGCAGCAGTTCAAGTGGTATACGAGCAAAGGCTAAATCAATTTATGCGTATGGCAAAATCTATAACTGGTAAAAATAATTTAGTATTTATGGGTGGGTGTGCATTGAACTCTTCTGCAAATACATTGCTATGGAATATTTTTGATATGATTTGGATTATGCCAAATCCAGGAGATGCTGGAAGCTCACTGGGTGCAGCAGCAGCATTATATGGAAAACATTTAGAATGGAAGGGCCCTTACCTAGGGCATGATATGGGAGGGAAGTATCCAGTACAAGAAATTGTTGATGGGATACTAAAGGATGGCATTGTTGCTGTAGCATCAGGAAGAGCTGAGTATGGACCAAGAGCATTAGGGAATAGAAGTATTTTAGCTGACCCAAGAGATCCATTAATTAAAGACAAGGTTAATTTAATTAAACAAAGAGAATTATTTAGACCGTTTGCTCCAGTGGTTATGGCAGAGCATGCATCTAAATGGTTTGACATGGACTTTGAAAGCCCTTACATGCAATACACAGTAAAGTGTTTGCAGCCAGACAAGATCCCATCTGTTGTGCATGAGGATGGGACATCAAGAGTTCAGACAGTAACAATTAAGGAGCACAGGGGACTGTATATGGCATTAAATAAATTTTACTTACAAACTGGAGTTCCTATATTTTTAAATACTAGCTTAAATATAAAAGGTCAGCCTCTTTTAAATGACGAGCAAGATGCTATTGACTGGCAGGCTCATTACAAGTATAATATAGTAATGAGTCCCAATAGCTCAGTTGGTTAGAGCCCCGAACTCATAATTCGGTAGTCGTAGGTTCAAGTCCTACTTGGGACACTAAGCCTTTGTAGCTCAGTGGATAGAGCAGCAGGTTTCTACCCTGCGTGTCGGAGGTTCGATTCCTTTCAGGGGCACCATCTTTTTGATAAGTGCTATAATATATAAATAGAATAGAAAGAAGAAGCAGATGAGCGAATCAGTAATTAATAGAGTTAGTCAAAACAATTTAGAGGGATGGGAAAATCTTTTACTGCAAGATATAAAGCTTGCTGGTTATGGAAATTTTAGTGAAGATATTATTCCTATTGAATATTTTAAAAATGATCTTGGTTATAGAAGCCAGCCTTTTGAGAATAAAGCAGATATTTTATTTTTAGGAGATTCATTCACTAGAGGAGATGGGCTGCCGATAGAAAAAGTTTATACCCACATGTTATCAGAAAAATTAAATCTTAGCTTTTCTTGTTTAGCAACTGGTGGAGAATCTGTAGCTATGCAAATAGCCAAATGTTTTTTTTATTTTAAAAAATACGGGCATCCTAAATATATTATAGCTTTATTCCCTATGCATAGATTCTCCTACCCTTACATTGAAAATGAGATGGAGAACCCTAAGCTAAATGTAAAACAGGCAAAGGTATTTAACTCTCCTGGAGTAACTGAAAAATACGTACTGACTTCAGATTTATATAATTTTACCTTAGATGATTATGCAAAAAAGCCCTACACACCTCAACAAGTTATATCTAATCAAATTGCTTTTTTTTATGACAGAATTATGCTAGACATGTTAGAGCAATATTGTGAATCAAATGACATTAATTTTATCTGGAGCTGCTGGAATCAATCTTATCAAGAATCTCTTTTTGAGCCCATTGAAGAAAAGTATCCTGGATACCACAAAAATTATTGCTGGATAAAAGCAAATGAATGGTACTCAAATGGAGAAGTTGTTTTCCCTTTAGGACAAAAGGAAGTTAATTGCCATTTAGAGTTTAGCGACGATATGTTATTTCATATTGCCGCAGACAGGCTCAAAAACAATGGAAGAGGAGCCCACAATGGATCCCATTGGCATATGCATGCCACAGAAGAAATTTATGATTTTATTATTAAAAATAAAATGATATAATACTTATATCAAGTGTTTAAACTAAAATAGGAGAAATGAAATGGCAACAAAGGGAAGTTTAGAAGCAATAATTGAAGTTGCAAAAAAAGAAGTTGGGACTATTGAAGGCCCAAAAGATAATGAAACAAAGTACGGCGCATGGATGAAAGTAAACTTTCAACCATGGTGTCAGTCATTCGTTTCTTGGTGTGCATACACAGCTGGCGTAGCAAAATTTCCAAAGTCTGCGTCAACAGTAGCAGCATCAGATCA